CTTCATCTTTTTCTGTATGATAAATAGTAGCTGCAAACATACCACGATCAATAGCTCCTTGGTTGAAAATAATACTATCTTCCTGGTTATAACCTGAATATGTCATAATCGCTACCATAACGACTTCTCCTGAAGGAATTCGATTGAGTTTAATATAATTCATCAATCTTGTATCTACAAGAGGTCTCATAGGATAACTCAAAATATAAGCTGTTTTATCCATCCTACTTGTGAAATTTGTGACATACATACCCATAGCTTGTTTACCCATAGCACATTGATATGTATTTCTAGGAGATTGGTTATGTTCTGGAAATGGAATACAAGATGCTAAAATTCCAAATATAGTACTAGGATGAATTTCACAATGTGTGTACTGATAATTAAATTTATCTACGGTAGACAATTTAAGTCTATCCATTGCAATCATTGCGAAATTTTGTTCTTCTGGATCAATATATTCTAGAAGGGAATCATCTACAATATGATTCACTAGCAAGTCTTGCCACTTAATTTCTTTATTTTTTATTTTTTTTGCAATGTCTGGTGTAATGACTAGTTTATTATTTTTAACTTTTAAAAGTGGTCGGGTAGGCCTTCCTGCTTCATTACAGACTCTAATTTCTTTATTCGTATAATCAAACACCACTGATGTATAAATATTAATAATACCAGCATATTTTTTACCAAGTAAATTTAAATATAATTCATAAGGCTCCAGTGAAATTCCAATCCAATTTCCATTTATCAAAACTTTAACTTTATTAAATAAATCTTTAAATGAAAGATCTTCTATTTTTGTAATAAATGGTTCTATAACTTCATATAGCGGTTTACTATTAGATCGAATTGTGATATGTGCCATATAACTTAAATTTTTAACTACGCCTACTGGTTGACCTTCTGGAGTTTCTGCTGGGCAAATATAACCCCATTGTGTATTATGCAATTTTCTAGGAGGTATAAGTTTACCACTTTTATCAATGGGTGTATTAATTCGTCTTGCGTGTGATAAACTAGATATATAAGTCAATCGATTCAAAACTTGTGCAACACCAACTTTTGTTGAAGCAGTATTTTTAATACCGAAATCACCAGTAGCCAATGCACGTTTTATACCATTTTCTATAGTAGTAGACTTAACAATTTTGTAGACGTTTGTTTGATTGATGATATTAGTATAATTTTCGGTTGATTTCCACGAACCATTATTGATTTCTCTAATAATTTGTTTTTGCATATCTTTCACTAGCTTATTAAAGTAGTTTCTGAATAGATTATTCAGAAGAGTACCGGTAAGATCGATGCGTTTATTTATATAAGAATCTCTATCAGATGGTGAAATCCATCCAAAACTAGTGGACAATAATTTATTAGCCATAAACCCCAAGAAATATTTCTTTTGAACGTCTGTTTTACAATGTGGAAACAAATCGTTTTCTAGAACTGAAATGGTGAACTCTTTTTTCTTTCTTTCACCCGCTTCTTTTTCCATATTAATAGGTGTATACATTGCCAAATTTACAATATAATCCAATGCTTCTTCTTTGGTAATGTGTTTTGCAGCTTGTACAATAGAGGCTTTAAGTCCAAATACCATTTTCTTCATTTTTTCATTATCAATATCCAAAACAATAATTTCACATATTTCTTTATCGGAAATAATTCCTAATGCTCTAAACAATATAAACAATGGCACCGGTTGTTTGATACGTGGAATTTGAATATAAATAGGATGTCCAAATCCTGAATTTCTAGATGCTATCATCATATTTATTTGTTTTGGCGAAATACAGCGATGATCCGGTACTGATTTTATTTCAGCCAACCACTCCCACTTATTATTATTTTTCTTAATATTGAAACAATATACTTTGTTTTCAGCGGCTCTTTCTTGTGGAATGACAATTTTCTCACTACCGTTAATAATGAAATAACCACCTGCATCTACATAACATTCACCCGTAATTTTACAATCTAGATGTTTATATTGTTTTAATACACAAATATCCGATTTCACCATAATCGGCAATTTTCCAATATGTATTTTTGGTAATGTTTTATGAAAGGTCTCCGATTGTGTTAAATTTTCTCCAAAATATCGAATGATTTTGATATTTAAATCAACTGTCATTGCTGAGGAATATGTGAAATTTCGCAAACGAGCTTCTTGTGGAAACATTAGTTTTGTTGCACCATTATTTTCGTGAATTTGTGGTCTATAAATATGGAAATTGCTGAACGTAATAACCATTTCAAGATTATATTTATCGTGTTCCTTATTATAATCGTGTTCTGAATGAATCGTGACTGGATTAAACATATCGATTGTTTTTTGAATTTCGTGATTTACAAAATGGTTATAGGATTCTAATTGATGGCGAATACATCTTGTCAAATGTTGTCCGTCAAAATAAGATTCAATAATGCTCCAAGGAAGGTCTTCCATTGATTGGTGTTTCTTTGGTGTTGACATAGGATAATTATTATTCATCATCGAGTTAATTTATATTTCAATTTATCTTTAAATAGTTTTTGAAAAACTAAAGCACTTTCTTTATATACTTTTGACAATAAATAATATTTCCGTATATATATATGAAATCGCCATCAAAAAATAAAACAAATCAAAATAAAAATTTATTTTTCTTTATAAAAGATCTATCAAACAACAATCCTTTTTTAGATCCTAGTAGCAATGTTACAATAAACCCACTTTTTTCACCCCTACAACCTTGGAAAAAGAATAATAAATTGTTGTTGTTAGACGATAAAGATAATAGTAATAATGATTTTAAGATAAATAACAATAATTTTACAATGAGGTTAGACAGTATAATAGATAAAATACGCGAGGAGAGAAAAGAAAATACCAAAAACATATTATCAGAAAATTTACTTAATTTAAGAACTACATTAAACAACAAACAGTTAATAAAAGACAATGAAAAGAAAGTATCTTTTAATTCAAAATTATCACCAAAAGATGCGATTGATGATCTTTTATTACAAATAACTAAAAAATACGATTTAGCAAGTGGTGAAACTACAAAAAACAAAGCAATTGTCCCTCGTAGAAAACCGCCTCCTCCACCTGGTTTCGGACCTCGTTTTAGCCATAGGCGATCATCATCTATTTATATCCCTCCTATTAAAAATGCTTGGGATACTACACCACTGCCACCTCCGCCTCCAGATATAAAAAAAGAATTAAAAGTTATTGATAAAGAAATTAATGGATTAAAAGATTTACTAGAACTTATAAAAGAAAATCCTATATCTCCTTACATTGAATACAATATTAATATGGAATCAATTCATAATATCAAAGAACCATTGACTGAATTAAATAATATGATTGGTATGAATGGTTTAAAAGATTCAATCGTAGATCAAATTGTCTATTTTGTTCAGAATCTCCACATTAATAAAAATGCGGTAAATCCTGACTTTATGCATACTTGTATATATGGACCACCTGGTACGGGAAAAACAGAAATAGCAAAAATCATGGGGAAAATATTTTCATCATTGGGTGTATTAAACAAAAATTACTTTAAAAAAGTTACACGGGCTGATTTAATTGCTGGATACCTTGGTCAAACTGCCATGAAAACACGAGATGTTATTAAAGATGCATTAGGTGGCGTTTTATTTATTGACGAAGCATATGCTTTAGGAAATCCAGAAAAACGGGACAGTTTTGCAAAAGAATGCATTGATACATTATGCGAAGGATTGAGTGACCACAAAGATAAATTGATGGTTATTATTGCTGGTTACGAGGAAGATCTTAAAAAATGTTTTTTCGCTTATAACCAAGGACTAAATTCTCGCTTCCCTTGGCGCTTTAAAACCGATGATTATAAAGCAGGAGAACTAAATAAGATTTTTCAGAAAAAGGTTATTGACGCTGGATGGAGTTTAAAAGACGAAATTCCTGATTCGTGGTTTGAACCTAAAATGGACACATTTAAATTTTATGGCCGTGATATGGAAACTTTATTATCAAAAACAAAAATAGCTCATGGAAGACGAGTATTCTGCAAACCAAAAGAAGAAAAAACAAAACTAGTTATGAAAGATATTGAAAAAGGTTACAAAATGTTTATTGAAGTTGGTGATACAAAAGATGCTGACTCAACAAAAAACATATTACAACATATGTATTTATAATTGGGTTATTAATTCGTTGTTTTTCTATTTATACTTATTAGTATGGAAAAACGGAAAACTATCCAAATCAATCCTGATTTTTTTAAACTAGGTAAAAAAACCAAGAGCAAGCGAGAAAAAAGAAAACGCTTAGATTTAAGACAAAGTATTAAACCTAATAATCTTAAAAAGCAACTTTTAGCCAGAATTAAAAATCATCAACAAGAACAATCGGAAAAAGATAAACAAGATTCAGAAGAAAAACTGGATGAATTTCAAAACGACTTTAATTCTTCATTAAACTATTTACAAACTATGATCAAACAAAAAAAAGAAAAAAAGAAAAAACGTACACGTAAAAAACGAGAGAAAGTACCACCTTCCACGCCAATTCCAACTCCAACTCCAACTCCAACTCCAACTCCAACTCCAACTCCAACTCCAACTCCAACTCCGACTGTTAATACACAACCATTTTCTAATGAAACCCTTATAACACCACAGTTAGTACAGTCTAAACAGTCATCTACATATAAACCTGTGCAAGCACCGCCTTATGGATGCTTAAAAAATGGTTCTAAGCCCACATATTCACAATATATGAAAACAATGAAAAAAACGAAGAAAGCAAAACCTATTTTAATATTACCTCCAAAGCCGCCACCTACTCCTGGTGTGTTGGAGAGAAAGGAAAAATTAAATAAATTAAAAGAAACAATGGCTTTACCAAAAAAAGAGAAAATATTAAAAACAATTAGTAAAAAAAGAACCATAAAAATTTTTAAACTAGGAAAAAAAGACGGCAAAGTTGGTGTACTAGTTAAATCTGGAAAAACCAGAAAAAAAGTACGTGAAGAACAACACGTACTACATTCAAAATGTATATTAGAAGTAAAACGTTATTTGCGTAAACATAATTTAATTAAAGCAGGCACAACCGCTCCAGAAAATGTATTAAGAAAATTATACGAAGATAGTTTCCTAGCTGGTGATATTTACAATAGAAATGCGGACATATTGCTTCATAATTTTATGCAGGAACAACAATAACATTATACAAAATGTAATTTTTATATAATGATAATATATAATATGTCCGTCGCACCTTCATTTAGACAACAATCAACAGACACTATTTCATCTCATGATTCATATGACTTTGATGCTGATTACGATCCTTATGAAGATTTTGACCCACCAATGAAACATGTTTCCAAAGTAAAAGGG